AGGGTCTGTCCAGCCTATGCTGGTGGAGCACCGGAAGGCTGGATCAAAACGCATCGGAATGCACAGATGGACGTATGGCAAGCCCATCTCCTTAATTACGCCAGAGATGTCTTTCTCATTCAAGCGCTGCATGATGACCACGATGGCCGACTTGTCCGAGTTGATCCGGGTCGGCAGGGTCTCAGTGAAGGCAATGCGTGCGGCTTCCAGTTTGGCCTGGCTGTTGGCGTTGTCTGCGCTGATCGGGTCGTCTAGAATTACGCGGTCTCCGCGAACTCCAGTCATGCTGGTGAAGGCTCTAGCCTGACGGATGCCCTTCTTTGTGTTGCCAAACTCGCGCTTCCCGTCCAGATCGGCCAGCAGTTCAATAGGCCAAAGTTGTTGATACCAATCAGACTTGATTAGGTCTCGACAGCGACGGCTATCTCGAATGGCCAATTGTTCTTCGTGGGCAGTGCCGACAAAGCGCATCTCAGGAAGATTTCGTGGCCCCCATTCCCAGGCTGGCCAGATAACGCCTGACAGCAGGGATTTCATGGAACCGGGCGGGACGTTCATCAACAAACGGGTTATTTCACCCTTTGTCACAGACTCAAGATGCAGACAAATGGCATCTAACGACCAACCCCACTTTAGTTCTGCAACCGGTTCAAGTACTCGCCAAGCGCGTTTGGCAAACTCTGCCAGGCTTCGCCTGCACAGCTCGCGCTCAACGGCCAATAAGTCAGCTTGCGTTAGTTGCATCTTTTGCGGCCATGATCTGCGCCAACGTGTCTGTGGATAACTTTGTTGCGTCGATTGTCTGCACTTGCAACGGATTTTCTTTGTCGCCAGCTAACTCCAGTCGGTCGCCGTATTTCTTCGGGGCCAGCTTAGACAGCAGCCACTTGCGGGTGTCAACCTGCAGTTTGTGCTTTTGCACCGCCGCCCAATCTTTTTTGCCATCTGGCAACATGCCAACATCCGAATCGCTTAAATCTAAAACCTCTTGGGCCATGCGCTCAATTAATTCTTCTCGCGCACGCGCATATTCTGCGGCAAGTTTAGCGTCATCGTTTAGCCAATCATTGAAAGTGCTTTGATTAACGCCTGCCGCCTGACAAGCCTTTAGCGCACTAAGTCCGTTGCGCATCCCATCCAGCACCAACTGGCTGATGATTACGCGGTCTTCGCTGCCTGGCTTTGTGCGTTTTGTAGCCATCAGAACCCTGCCCCGCCTCGGGTGGTCACACAAGTGATGCTGCCATCAGCGTTCTTGTAGCAGCGGGTGGTGGTCTGTGCTTGGACTGCAAAAGAAAGCAGCAGGGCTGCGATTGTGAATAGGGTTTTCACGGTTACTCCTTAAAAAAAAGGGGCCGAAGCCCCAAAGATTGGCAACTGCTTACCAACGCCTATATCTTAACGTTTGGTATAGGTATGTCAACAGGCCATTGCCCACTTTCCACCAGTTTTTTTACCGTTGCAATGTGTGCAGCAAACCATGCAGTCTGTCTAGCCTCACGGGAAAACTTTGCCCCTTGGTCGATTTCATAGTGGCATGGATGGCACAGTGCAGCCACCAGGTTGTCGTCAGCTTTGATGCCGCGGCCCTTGCCACCGCCCCAGTTTGTGTGCGCTGCTTGCACCATGTGGCCGCTGCCGCAATGCTGGCAATCTAAGCTTGCCACCAGCTTGAGCAGCTTTTTGCTTCGAACGTAGGGGTGCTTTGGAATCATTGGTGTGCCCTGTCTTGCATCCGGTTGGTTGCTTCCCTTGTTCGCCAAATCTCGATGTCAAGCCTTGCTGCCTCCAGCTCCCACTTTAGCGTTTCCTCTTGTTCGATGGCCAGGGCCAGGCCTTTGAGCAACTGGTGGTAAGCAGGGTCTGCATAGGCTTCGCGCTCTTGGGCGTTTGCTGCCTCGATGCCTAGCTTGAGTGCATCTTTCATCAGCAGGGCTTTTTTGCTGCGCCTGAATTCTTCGAGGTATACCCGCTGCGCTTTGGCTTCGCCGTAAGCTGGGGCTTTGTCTCTGATGGTCTGGGCGGCTTCTTCGGGTTTCATTCAGCCTCCATCACCATCACATCAACACCAGCTTTGTCTGAGTACAGCTTCTTTACGTGCAGATCAACCACCTGGGTGTCATCCACAAAAATGACCCCGTTCATGGCATCCAGGTAGGTTTTTGCTATGTTGTCGATGTCTGGCTTTTTGCAAGGCTTCTCAGTGCCGCTTAAACAGGCCTCCCTGCGTTTTTTGGAGTAGGACTGCGGCACTGGTAGCCTGACGTACAGAAACACGCTTACAGGCGTTTCTAGCAAATCTGTCACACCCATGGCTTGTTTGGCAAGCGTGGCGATCATGGCCTCATAGCTCAAGGTCTGTTTGTCGGTGTAGACCTTGGTGAACTTGCCAACTCTGCTGAACCGCGGTCGGCCTTTGCCCTTTGGGTCGCCTTCAACTTGAAAATGGATTTGCATCATTTCGCTGCCTGTTCATTTCGGTGGTCAAGGTAACGACTCCAGCCAGGCCACGCCGTTTCTTTATGTCCAGCTTCACACCTTCCCACCAGGTCTGTGCTTGCTGTTTCCCAAATTGCTTCTCTTTCAATCGGTAACGCTGCAGCCACTCCCTCGCCTCGGTCTGTCGCAAGGTCTCCAGCATCACAGAGCGCTCGGTTGATGTCAGCAAGGCTAAATTCTTGGCCTTCCCGTCTTCTGTCCAATAGGGATTTGTGGTCATACATCAAAACACCTCGTCATCTTGCCAGTGTTGCACTGGAGGCTTTAGGGCTGGCTCAACAATTTTGCGCTTGGCGGCAGGTTTCCCACCAGACCACTTGTGCGCCGAACAAAAGGCTGGCTCACCATCCATGCGCACTGACCAACGTTTTCCGCAACCTGAAACACTGCATAAAAGATGATCTGCATCATCTACCTGATTGTGTTGCTGCTTGAAATTAGTGAGTGCCATGGTATTTTCCTTCTACGATTTTTGCGAAGTTGCTGGGTTTGAGAATCCACTCAAGGTCGGCCGTAAATGCTCGACCGTCTTTGCTGTTGACCTTGCCTGTCAGGAACCTGGATTGACCGACATGCTGGAAAAAGTCTGCCCACCAGCCAAGAACATCACTGCTGTCGATCTCTTGTGACTTCGACAGTTCTTCGGCCACTTCCCGCCATCGCTGCCTGAGGTAGCCTTGTCGGGCAGAGTTCCAGACCTCCACCTTGCGCAGTGTTGGCAGGTGCTGGTGGTAGAGGCTGATGACTGCCTGGTGATTGCAGGCTGGAAAACTTGAAATTTCACCCTCAGGTTCACCGTCAGGTGGACATATATATTCTTTAATTGGTGTTGGTGTTGGTGTTGGTGTTGGTAGCTGAACATCCGTTGAGCGTTCGTTAAGCGTCTGCTGAACGTCCGTTGAGCCACCGTTCAGCACTGGCTGTGCTTTTGCTTTGCGAGCGTTGACCGATGCTTGAGCAGACGCCCTGGCTTTGGACTGTTTGTCTTGCATCTTTGCAATTTCCTCATCACATCGAGCATGGCTCCAGCCAGTGTCTGTCAACCGGAAAAACTCTTTCAGAACTGCCGACACTTCTTTGACGTTGTGGCGTAGCCTGATTAGCCGAGCTGCCTGTTCAATGTCGGTCGGAAGTTGGGACTCGCGCAGGTAGTAGGCATCTAGAAGCCGCCTGTAGGCCAAGTCCTCCATCGGGTCAAGATGACCTGTGTGGGAAGCATAGTCCCCTACGTGAAAAGGGTAGTAGTTCATTCAAAAACTCCGCAAAACTCCCTGAAAAGAAACGCCAGCAGGTGGGGAGTTCACTTTTCGGCAGAGTAGCTACTCTCTGCCTAGCTGGGTTTCAAAAATTCACAACTTCTTAAACCACTCCGGTCTAAGGTACATCAACTGGTACAGCCGCCCCTGAGGAAGCTGCACCCACTGCGAAACAGCACCCCTGGTCACACCCAAGATGCGGCCTAGTGCTGCTTTCGAGCCTGCGAGTTTTGCTGCTTGTTCCGTTGTCATCCGCGCATCTTACTATACATTTCCAGCCACGCGCAATAAATTTTTCCTATCAGGTTGGGCCTGCCGATTAAAAAGTTTTTTCAATTTTTTTTAGTTGAAGTGGCTTTTGACGTAAAGAACCCTATACAATGCACTCATGCCCCAGCAATTCCGCAAGGGTCTTTTTAGGAGTCATCATGACCATCACTTTTCAACAAGTCATCAACGGCTTTTACTTCACCGGGTTGGCTGAAGTTGAGCCAGCAGAAGCGGCAACCGAGATCACCCCAGGCTCGCCGACCATCGTCACGGTATGGCGGCTGCGCCTCGATGGCAATCCCAAAGACTGCATCGACATCATCAACCCTGCCATTGTTCAGCGCCTTGAACAAATGATTGTGGAGGCCTTATGAAGCAGCTCAAAGACTTTGCGTACGCAAGCCGCAGCAATCCAGAAGAGTGTTTAGCTCTTTACGTTGAGCTGCTGGAATCACACATCCAGCGCCAAAACCAACTGCTGGAGACCTACAAGCAAGAATTTGACCAAATCAGCATCCAACTTTCTAAGGAGCAATCATGAAAATTAAGACAACCGTTCACATCCACTTCACCAAATATTCTTGGGAAAACGAAGGCCGCTTTCAGGCAATTTCTTACGAGATCAAAGACGATATAAACCACACCTACGTTGGCCCACAAGAAATCGAGGTTGATGTGCCAGATCACTTTGACCCTCGTTCCGCACAGATCGCTGCGCTTGAGAAACAACAACAAAAAGTGATGGCTGACTTCCGAAAGTCAATCACTGACATTAACCGCCGTATTAGCGAACTTAGCGCACTGGAGCAAGCATGAAGAACATCGCCACCGCTTTGGTTAAGGCCCAGCAAGCCTTTGGCCCTGCCCTGAAAAGCAGCACCAACCCACACTTTCGCAGCCGCTACGCCGATTTGTCGGCCTGTGTTGAAGCAGTCATCGAGGGGCTGAACGGAGCAGGCATTGCCCTTGTCCAGCGCACCAGCGAAGACACCACCGGGGTGACAGTGGAAACAGTCTTTATTCATGAGTCTGGCGAGATGTTGGAATGCGGCAAGCTGCACGTTCCAGCCGCCAAGCAAGACCCGCAGGGCTACGGATCTGCCCTCACATATGCGAGGCGCTACAGCTTGATGGCAGCTTGCGGAATTGCGCCTGAAGACGACGATGGCAACGCAGCCACCCGCAAAGCCGCACCGACTCCAGACATCACCGACCACCTGGCAGCGATTGAAGCCAGCGCCACCAGTGATGAGCTAGCCAAGGTCTACAAAGAAGCATTAGAGGCTTGCCAGGGCAACCAGGCACTGCAGGCCAAAGTGATTGCAGCAAAGAAAGCACGGGTCGAGCGTGCCAAACAGGAAAAAGCAGCATGACACCAGATGATGAGCTTTGTAAAAGCATTGAGGCGGCAATACAAAGCCAAAAGCCTGTGTGGTTAGGCGTTTGGATAGATATTGAAGAAGGCGCTATGGATGTTTGGTTAAACGTTGAAAACAAAACAGAACAAAAGGAGAAAGCAGCATGATTACAAAATTTGGTCAAATTACGGAAGATGCCGAGGGTAATTTAGTGTTTACAAATTTTTCCATCGACCCGAACCATCAATGGCAGAGTGATGAAGTAGGCATTATTTGTTTAGTAAAACACAGGTTGGGGATGGAATATACAAAAATTGTAAGGCCTGACCCTTACGACAATATTCCATCCACTAGTGTTAAATTTTTGTCATCTAAACAGGAGAAAGCAGCATGAGCACACAACACACACCAGGGCCATGGGAAATTAAATACGAAGACGAAGAAGCAGAATATTGGGTAACTCAACATCATTACCATGCTGGCCCTGCAAAAATTATTTACAACATTGAAGATGCCCGACTGATCGCCGCCGCGCCTGAAAACTACGCATGCAACAAAGAGCTTGCAAAAATCGTGCGCGAACTATGTACAGCTTATGGACACCCTTTACCAGTAGCAAGCCTAGACCGAAGTGACGCCGCCATCGCCAAAGCAACAGGAAATAAAGCATGAGCAACACAAACACAGGTGGGCCAGCGTTTCCACGCGACCACGCTTATGAAGGTCACAACGGCATGACCCTGC